GGTATAAGTATATGCCTTCGCATATTAAAGATGTTGTTTTAGAAATGTGTTACCAATTAGGTGTGGGAGGCTTTTCTAAATTTAGAAAAACAATATCTTATTTACAAAACAAACAATTTAAAGATGCTTCTGAAGAAATGCTCGATAGTCTTTGGGCAAAACAAACACCTAATAGAGCGAAAGCATTAAGTAATATAGTCAAGGAGGCTGAATAATGTCTAAGATAGATGAATTAATGGAAACTTCACCAGGTTATGCCTATGAAGATTTTAAATCACAAGATTATGAAGAACCTGGCTGGTTAAAGTGGCTCTATGATTTTACTCAAGGTGTCACACCAAGTAGACAAAAATTAGCTCATAGTGAAATAGATAAATTAATAGAGAATGCACCTGCTAATGTTCCAATAGCTAAAATATCTAGAGAAGCACGAGCAGATGCATTTTTTGATTTGTATAGAGTGTTAATGCCAGACAGTACAATTAAATTGGATTTAGCTCATGCAAATAGATTTAATAGGAATCCAAAATTTACACACACTGAAGAATCAACAATGAATTTGCTTGACAATTTGCTTAAATTTGATGATTATAAAGGTATGACCAAAAATGAAGCTTCTTATGCTTTAACACAAGCTAGACAGTTTCCTTTTATTCCAATTGATGAAAGATAATGATGTCATCTAAAAGTAGATTACAAAGAGAAACTAAATATATAGATGCTTTTACAACTAAAAAGGAAAAGGAAAGGCTCGTTGAAATACTTCAAGGAATACAGCCTACTTTAGATTCTTTAATAAATGCAGTTAATGTTCAGCCTCATAGAAGTAGGGAAGAAGAAAGTGGTTGGGCTCCTAGCCCTCCTACAGATGTTAGTGCTCAAAATATTATAGATAAAATTTTAAATGACCAATTATATTTTAGATTAGCTAGAGATGATTACCCTACATGGAGTTGGGTAGATTATTCGCATATTTACGATAAGCCTGGAGCAGGTGCGTACTATAATACTGATTTGCTGAAGGATTCGGATGTTGCTGGATTACATCAACGAGCTTACAAAGGTGATGCTCTTGACCCAAGTACACATAAATATGATAAGATTACTGAATGGGAAAAATCTTTAGGCGAAAAACCATTGGCATTAGGAGGTTATGATTCTGAAGCCCCAGACACTCTATTTAGGTTTATATATCCTGATTATCACCATTACGGTGACCCTACTGAAAGTATTGCTGAAACTTTCCTTCATGAACTTATACATGCTGCTGGACCTCTGAAAGATTCTGAAAATCCAAGGTCAAAAGGACCTATACATGGCTCATATTCTGGTCTAAGCGCAGGAGATTCAAAATATTATGATGGAAAAGGCGGTCAAGCCCATTACAACGAAATAGAAGATGTTATGGTTAATGCTTTAAAAAATAAAGGTACTTGGAAAGAATTTTTAGAAATGATTCCGTCTGATGTTGGACAGCGAATGTATAAATAAATGGCTAATTTAAACCTTAATGGTAATGTCAGTAAAAATGAAGAAGCTCTTCACCTTGCCTATAATGATTTAATTACTTTTGGTAAATTATTTTCCCCACAAGATTTTTTAGCGTCTGCGACGCCCCCATTC